TACAAGACTTTCAGAGCCGCCCAGGACGCACTTGTCCTCATAGAGTCCCGCAGAGCATGAGAATACCCCCACGGGGGATAAAATTTCAAAGAGGTCTACCCCCACGGGGGATAAAAAATAAAAGAGGTCTGGAAAGGAGACAAAACAATGATTAAAGAAATAATTATAGCACTCGTACAGCCTGGTGACACAGTAGAGATAACACCTAACCGCAGGATGCCAAATGCTGACCGTAGATTCAGAGTAGACGCTGTTCTTGAAAATGGATTCTTATATGGATGTTCTATCACTTGTGACGGATATGTAATGCCGTTTACATGGATTAAAGATATAAAAATTGTAGCTTCCGCCGGAAAGTAGACAAAGTTTTCAGCAGTAGAAAGGAGATAAGATCATGGGACGTTATGTTACGACAGCACTCACAGAGGAAGATTACAACAAGTTGGTTAAGACCATCCGTATCGGATACACCTACAACGGAGTTAAGCACCGCCCGAACGATCAAATAGCCACCATCCTCGTATTAGAGGGTAATCTTGGCTGCCGTATCGGTGACATCATCGCATTAACAACGGACAGCTTCATACTTGACGGTGGTATATGGAAGCTGAATATCTCCGAACAGAAGACGGGCAAGAAAAGATACTTCATCGTACCGCAGGCCGTCAAAGAGTTTATAGACCACTACTGCAAGGCGAACGGCATCACATCCGGTAGGCTGTTCGACATCGAATCCCCTGCTGTATGGAAACAGTTAAGAGCGGCAACGGCTTATCTCGGTTTAGAGAATACAAGCACCCACTCGCTTCGTAAGAAGATAGCTTGCGACCTTTACGAGAAGACCAACCACGACATAGAAGCTGTCTGCTCATTCCTGAATCACAGTTCGATCAACACTACCAGGAGATATATCAAACGAAGTGACGCACAGTTGGAAGCCGCTATAAGCGCATCTGTCAGCATCGCATGACCCCCAGGGGGGATAAAATTTCAAAGAGGTCTAATATGGCAAACATTTCGAAGAAAGCATTACAAGAATATCAAATATATATAAAAGAGAAAACCGAAGGCCGCATACTAACACCGGACGGGCTAAAGACTATCTGCGAAGCCTGCGATTATGAACCCACGGCTATAGGGGAATACTTTTTACAGACGCTCGTAAGATTCTACCCCCACGGGGATAAAAAATAAAAGAGGCATCCCCCCACGGGGGATAGAAAAATAAAGAGGTTCTTGCATCTTTCCAGAACCTATGGTATTATACCAACACGCACCGCTTTTATAGCGGATCGGTATTTATAACGCAAAGAGAAGAACCCCGTAACAGGGGTTCTTTTCAGTTATTCAGCGTTTTATTTAATTTCTGCCTTGTACTTGTCGATAATTTGATAAGCCAACATCAATCCAAACCTTATGCCCTCGTTATAATCTCCATCCGACATGAAATCATATTGTTTTTGGTCTATCTCGGTGCTTATTTTGTCAAGCACTTTCTCAATAATAGTATTTTTATGTTTTATTGTTGTGTTTGACGCAATATTCCTCATAAAAGCCGACTGATTATCTAATGTGTCCATAGTCCATTCAGTTTTCTTCATTTGTCACCTCCAAACTTATCCTCACTTTCTTCCCCTAAAATATCCTTATACATTTTTTCCAAAGTACGATATCTGATGATGCTACTTATCAGTATGGCAATATTGCATATTAATATTATGCTGAAACATATTATTTTAATCATTTCTCTTTCCCGTCCTATATACCTCATCTTTTATCTCTATTACCTTAACGATGTGATTATATGATCCATCGCTATTGTTAAAATCGTTGTGAGTATTGAGGGATTCAATAGCATCTTCGAGAGTTTCATACGCTCCGTACCCCGACCCCTCATCGTTAAACACCATATAGTATTCAAGTCTATCTTCGATATACCGACAGCCATTAGAACCGTACCATTTGCACATCTCCCGGTGTATGCAATTCTTACACCACTGCCTTCCTGCGGCGGTCTTGGGTACTCCGTTATCGCCCTTACTACTCTCCCGCAAGTAATCAGTTATCTCTCGAAGCATCCTTATAATCGTTTCGCCATACTCCACAACCAATTTTCCTACCATTCACTCACCTCACTATATTTCCTGTTGCTTTGAAATGATCTACCTATTGTTATTGCAATAAAATCGTTGATTACCAATTCACGGCTATATCTATCTGTTGCGGATTCGTCATTATGAATGTTCCGGTATCAACAACGATTCCCATTCCCAGCGATGTATTCACAAGGCTTCCATATGGATGTATCTTCTGATCGGCAGCAACCATGATGTAGTCTCCCAACATTTTAGCCCCGTCCTCGCGTTCCCAATACTCACCCTCGATGCCTCTGTTCTGTGCGTTGCTGACTACCTTTTTCATGGACAGATTGTAGTAGGTTTCCTTATGTCCCTCGAACTGAACCGTCCCTTTTGATTTAGTCAGGACACCTTCGGCGGGAACGGGTGTCGGATTCGCTTTAACGTCCTCTTTAATCTCTTCCTCGGTTTCCTCTATTTTCTCTTCTACAGCTTCTATCTCTTCTAATTCCTGAACTATCTCTTCCTCGGTTTTCTCTACTTCCTCGATAACAGCTATCTCTTCTTTAACCTCGTCATGTGCTATGTATACCTTCGGGTATGATGATGTTATCCTATCTACCGTGTCCAGAGTCCTCTTGCAGAGATAAAAGTTAAATAACATACTACAGATTGATACAACCGCGATCACGATTGTATAGTTTCTCAAATATCGGTTACTGTGTCTTTCTACCATCATTCTCCTTCCTGTTATTCAGCGTTTTATTGTGTTTTATCGTTATCCCATACCATTTTTGCCAAGTCAAACCCTTCTTTGAAACCTTTTCCGAATCCAAAGCAATATATAAAAGCTGAATATATTAACAGAAACGGTACACCCACTATTACAATCATTTGTATACTTATTGTCATTTAATTACCCTCTTTCCATTCAAAACCTCTACACCTATTCCAATAATTTGTTATAGTGTTGTATTTTGAACTATTCGGATTAGTACATCCTGTGCAATCATGGTAATTACCCCAATGATTACCTGTATCTATTCCTCTCCAATACTTGCAATGTTCACACTTGACATTTGACTTCTTTGTTCTGTCTATCGTTTTTGTATTCACTCAACCGCTCCCTTCCATTCTTGCTCCGCAATTCGGGCAAAAGTTACCGCTTCCATAGGTTCGCTTGCCACATTCTGAACATTCCACGATTTTTTACCCATTGACTTCACTATTGCATATGTATATCCAATGCCCTGTCCTCTGCTCTGATAATGCCTTGATTGCCATTTCAAGAGCCTCTTTATGTTCGAGATTTTGCGGAGTATCCCATAACCTTGATATCCATAACCTTGATATATCAGTTTTTATAAATTCAATAGCTTCTTTGTTTGTCATACTTCCTCACTCTCCTTTACAATAAAATCGTTTTTTATTGCATTTTTGCCTTATCCTTGTACTTGTCAATAATCTCAAGTGCTTCTTCAAGTCCATCTTTGCTCATAATCTCGGCTCTTATCTTGTCAAGAATAGGCTCTTGGTGATGTGTCAATTCGTGAAATAGCTTATTGGTAACAATAGTTAAGCATCTTTTTTCGCAATATTCTTTTACATCTTCCAACGTTATCTCTTTTGGCTCTTGCTCTAATTCACCTATCATACGTTTTAATGTGTCAAACCTTGTGCAATCGTTGTATGCGAAGTTTATGTCTTTGAAATATTCAAGTATTTCTTCTTTCATTCAATCACCACCTTTTCAGCGTTTTATTATGTTTTCTATTTCCACTATTTCAGTTACCCAATCACACGGAACAGTGCTTTGCAATTTACACCCTACAAAATCCATGTCAGCATTAAAACTCTTGTCACGTTCACCAAATACACATTGTCTGCATTGCGTTTTATTGCAATAGTTTTTTATCTGTTCCAATGCTTTCATCGGCGGTCTACTCATGTTTTTATCACCTCACAATTAAAATAAAATCGTTGTTTATCACATCACTTTTTCTTCGGAATCCCGTCTCTTTATCTTGTCCCTGGAGATGTGCTTAACCTCTACGCCCGTACACTCGTAACAGCTTGCTTTAATATCCCATCCGTTTCGGGAGTATTCGTCCCATATCTGCTGACTTACCAAGACGATTTTCTGTATAACTTCCGGTTCTAATTTCAATTCATCGTATAAGGCCAACAGTATTCCTGCGTATACGTCCTCACACATCTTCGCGACCATCTGATCTATGAGGGCTTTATCGTAGGTCTTATTGCCGTTAAAGAATTTCCCTGCCATTACTTCTTCTCCTTATACTGTTCTCGACTTCTTTCACTATGTAATGTTTAAGTGCTTCCTCGACTGATATCTCGTGCTTTGCGCAGTATTTGTCTACAAAATCTTTGAAGTTTGCGTTTGAATTGTATGTCTCCATCCTCTTTACCTACCTTTAATATTGTTTCACTCACCCCATGCCCTATGTGATACCGTATGCCGCAGCTACAATCTACAGGAACGTCATACCCAGCGTTAAATTTCATTCGGTCTCGACGATTCCACCAATACTTCACACCACATACCGGGCAAGTTATAATATTCATTCCGTAACCTCACAGAAATTATCTGTTACCCATTTATAACCGTGGTCAGTTATCATATCGCCTATAAACTCATTGAGGTTATTCTTTATGATGCACATTAAACAGTATTGCTTTCCCTCATCCTCATACAGTTTTGTTACACCGTCTATCGTGTCTGCATCGCAGTTTTCGCCGTCACATACATAATGGGTAACGTGCTTTCTTCCACAATGGATACAGCCTTGCGGACAGCCTACGCAATAGTCATCCGTTCTCCGCATCGTTGCCCCCTTTCCACAGGACGTATACGCTTACGGTCTTGCCTGTGTAGTCACATTTTTTCTTACCGACTATATCCACTACTCCATTCTTTAACATCTCCGTTAAGCGCGGGCTTGTGAAGTTACGTTCGCTTGTCGGGATATAGCCTTTCCGCATCATCATTACAGCTATTTCTTTTGCCGTCATGCCTTCCGAACTGGAAAGACATTCTATTATCTGACGGTATCTCTTCTGCTTGTCTACAGTTTCGTGGGCTTCTGCCCTGGTTTCACTCGGTATAGGATCACAGAAGAACTTACCTTCCATCATCCGAACACTCCCTATGATAGCGTTCACGCTCCAAGTCATATATCATGGCTAATGTTGCTGATATCTGTGTCAGCTTTAATGCGATCACGTTATCATTCTTCTTTAAGCCGTCTTTGAACACTTCACAATCCTCATTAACGATGTCATTTAGCCTGCTCATTTATCCACATCCTTTCTTTTTCTTCATCTATCTTTTGTCTCCGCATCATTTCCCTTGCCGCATATTTTTGAGCGCATCCGATACATCTTACTCGTCCTGGAACTGCTCTTTCACCGCAGCTACACAATCCTATTCGTTTGTAATACTCGTAACGCTCTTTCCCCTTATCCCGATAATACTGTGCTTCGTACTTTTTCACTTCTCTCCTTTCGCCATTTCATCAAGTGCTTTTGCTACTCCGTAGGCCAACCATTTTGCCAACGGGGTCTTGTATTCTCGTTCTATCTCGCTCATTGTCTGTACCACGTTCTCCCAATACTCATCATTATTTTCAGGGATTGCGTAATCTTGATAGAACTGCCAAGCCCGCGTAAATGCTTTCCACTCATCGCTTCCCTTTTCTATCGTTCTTTTCATACATCCCCCTTAATCAAACGGTGTTACCATGTTTTCAGGTATGAATGAAACGTGCGCTCCATCAAATTTCATATCACAACGTCCGGTCTTGCCCTGCCTCGACTTCTCGACCTTTAAGCCTTTTTCTGATTTATCATCTGGGTTCTTGTTCCACATCAGCATGATAACGCTTGCGTCTTGTTCGAGGTTTCCTGCCTCTCTTAACTCACCCATAGAAGGTTCTTTATTCTCTCGTCCTTCTGACGCTCTGTTAAGCTGCGAGAGTGCTATTAAGGGTATGTTAAAGTCTATCGCTATGGCTTTAAGCTGACGACTTATCTCGCCTACCTCTGCCGTTCTGTTACCGTGGTATCTGTCATCAGCCACAAGAAGCTGTAAGTAATCCACTATCAGGATGTCATAATTCATCTTCCGCATATCGGATCGTATGTCAGACACCTTTTTCCCACCCGTGGAGATATATAAATTGTTCTGTGTTTTGAGTTCTTCTACAGCTTTCTGATATCTTGGCTGTTCATCATTCAGAAATCGTGTTGCCAACCTCAAACGTGTTATCTCTATACCGGACTTCGCCGCCACAAGACGCTCGTAAATCTGCTTATCGGTCATTTCCAGATTATAGAACCCGACTTTCAGACCGTTTTTCGCCCACATCTGCGCCCATTGTGTTACAAGTGCTGACTTCCCAACCGCAGGCCGCGCACCGATTATAATTAAATCTCCGCCCTCGAAGCCGCCTATCATTGCGTCCATGTCTTCTATATTGAGCATTGCCCTTGGTCTGTCTTGGTCTATGAAGTATTTGTCGTGATATTCTTCTGTTATTTCTGATACTGTCTGCGTATGGCTGACTTCATTGTTTCGCAGACCATCCAACTCATTGATAAGTCGGTCTAACTGTTCCTCGACCGTTGCATCTTTTATTTCGAGATGTCCCAAGATGGAATCCACTCGGTTCTTCTTGTAATGATTAATAATGGTTGATGCGTAACCGCCTATCTGAAATGCAAGGACATCTCTTGTGAGACATTTAGTAAGCGCATCGTCTATTTCGTAGTCCTGATAATCACTTGCTATAGCCTGCTTTATCTCAACGTATGTGAGTTCTTTGTTATTCTCAAACCCTTTTCTGTATTCAAGATACATCCGTCCCAAGATACCGCTTTCAAACATTTCCGGTGAAAGTGTGTTATATACCGTTTCCATTGAGTCGGGTCTTGTCAGCAAGCAGGAGATCAAACTTTCCTCGGCTTCTATGTATTCAAACATCTAAATCTTCCTTCTTTCTGTCTATCGCTACGCCTTCGATCCTTTCATCTGCCTTCATCCGTCCATGGTATGACGGTTGTTTCAATGCGTACAATTTCCATGTTTCCCCCTTTCAGCAATCGTCATAATTCAGCCCCTTGGATAACCGCACATCAACGCCGGTATCTTCGTCATGTGCGAATAATTCAAGCATACAATTACAATCTGCCATCATGTCATGCGTGTCGATAATCTTCGCCTGTTCATCCTTGAACGGGTACACCTTGCGCATATCTTCCACAAGTCCGTTGAATTGTGATAACGTCATTCCCTTCAATCTTGTCATGTGTTCACCTTCTTTCAATTCTACGTTTTATTCCATTTTTGCTCCGCAATTAGGACAATACTTATACCCCGTTGTGTCACCAGCCCAATTACATTTAGAGCATTTACATATTTTTCTTCCAAATCCATTAGTGTAACAAAATATCCAATGCCCTGTTTTTGGCTCTTGCGGATTGACTGACGATAACTTTTGTATATCCTTAACATTAACTACCATACATTATTCCTCACTTTCTGCCTTATTTGATTCTATGATTGCATTAATGCTCTTAATTTCATCGTACCAATCACAAAAACCTTTATTGATTCCGTTCTCTATTAACTCGTTTCGATCAATCAGATCACCGTGACCTTTTGGCAGTGGTGTTCCATTTTTGATTATTTCACTCGCCCAAGTATCTTTGACAACAATGTGCTCTCCATAATGAATTTCTATATCTACCCCGTTTTTAATTTCTTCATATACTTCTTCGGGTATCTTAATTATTAATTCTATATCTGCCATATTTATTCCTCACTTTCTGCCTGCCCCCTAACATAACTAGCAATCTGTGCCGCCGCCATTTGTAAACCTTCAATTCTCCCATTTTCCTTTGCTATTCTTAACCTGCAATCAGTTACATCATTGTTAGTCTGTTCTGTCAGATATACCAACATCTTATCTCTATCTTCTTTTGTCATTCAATCACCCTCTTTCAGCGTTTTATTGCATTTTCTCCGTTTTCTGCAAACCATTCCTCAACTGTCATTTGGTGTCTTTTGTGGTTTATTCCGTCTTTCAGCCTATACCCTATCCGTCTATATTCATCATATACAGGCTTCCATATCCATTCGCATTGCTTCCGCTCATTAGGGAAATACTTTTCAAGCGTGTTAAGTTCTTCTTGTAGGTTTAATGCGAAAGGACAGCCTTTACACCCTGTTCGATAGAAGTTATATGGTGGTTTATATACATCACATAGGGCAATTTTATATTCATTTACAAACCACAATTCCCACTCTTTATTAACAGGCACTAAAGGTTGAAAGCGTTTCATGTTTTTGCCGCTGAATATAAGGCATTTACTATTTTCTCTCTGCCCCCCCTCACTCCTCATAATTCCCAAAATGGTATATTTTTTATTGTTCTTTACTGCCCATTCATCCAACGGTTCTTCTTTCATCTTTACACAACATTGATGAGATATTTTGAGTTTGTTATCATCTGTAAACTGATAACGCAATTTAGACGGACACGGTCGCCAACAAGTACCATTTACATATCTTTCTTGGTATTTTGTAAGTGTTCGGCTTTTTTGCCATCTCGCCACCGTTATTGAGTGCCTTTTAGACTTAAAAGGATAACCAAACTCGTCAAGTGTCTGCTTAATCGGGACGGACGGTTTTATGATATTTATACGAGCGTCTTTTTTTCGATAAATCAATCACAAAATCCCTTATCATGTTTAATTCTATCCCCGTATTTGCATAAACTCTCGGTATTTGGTTATTTGGAATAGCCATATCGACAAGGGCAGACAATACAACGCTGTCCATACCACCACTAAAAGATATATAAAAGTTTTCTTCGCCGTATTGATTTATCACGGATTTTATTTTCGCTATTCTGTCTTGTAACAAAAACTCATTTTCTGTCATTTTTTCCCTTTCTCAAAATCCAATAAAATCGTTGTTCACTTCTTTACCAAAAACTTCATAAACGGTAAATATATCTTCTTGAACTCTGCTAATGCGATTGCGATTGTCAGATAAGCGACAGCTACATCTACGAACATTGCGGCTACGAATAATGCGTATAATCTCGTCATATACTCACCCCCTTGTCGTGTACGATTTGCCTTTTTTGTTAAGAAAATCGTATCATGCGCTATGGGGGTTCATGTAGTTTTTACTGCCGAATAGCTGTTCATTTTGACGAATGGTCGTATTCCATTCGCAACCCGCAGTTGGGACAATAGTTACTCTTTACATCTTGTATTTCTTCACACTCTGAACATTTAGCGTATATCCATCTGTCCATTTGATGATCTATCCACGATCCCGTTTTTGCTGAATCACGCTTGCCTGCTTCGTAGCCCTGCATATAGGCTTCGCGTTCGCCTGGAGTTCGCTTTTCAAGATTAATTGTCTCCATTTTCGTCCTCACTTTCAGGAAACCTTTTCTTTGTCACAGCTATAGGGAACTCTTCTATCTCACTCGCCCATACCGGTTCGCACCCAAAGGCACTATATGCGAGTGGAAATCCCCCTATTCCATCGAACAAACTACCCATAGTCGGATGTTCTTCACCTGCATTATGGAGTTCGTTTACCATGCGTTCCGCCATCCAACACCAAAAGCCTGTCTTTCTGTTTGTATATCCCACGGCTATACTGTTTCCTAATGCTTTATAGCGAGGGCTATCAGCATCTCCTTTATGTAATTTGCCTTTGCTGTCGATCCAATCCCCTATGTCCGTCCATCCATCGGGATACCCTTGTAACCTTTCACACTCTTTCGGCGTAAGCCTTCTTACTACTGTATTTTCCGTTTCAGCACTCCTTTCTATAATCAACGCTGTGTAATCTGTAATCCGGTTTTGATGATCTCCCGTTATGGTGCATACCACCCCCCCTCACCATTTCCACGAGCATCAAAGGTCTTGCAAAATACACTTTCCCTCGTTAACATATTGACTTCCTACTCCTTTGTAATCCCTTGCACACAGCGCACCTATTGTGTCTGCATTACCCCCCCGCACCTCTACTTACGATAGTCGGGGATAATTCCTCTTCTACCGAAAAATCAAACTTTGCGTTTGCGCCCTGGTTAAAGGATGCCCTATCGAGTCCATAACATACGGTAGGTACATTGTGAGTATCATTCCTGCCGGAAAGAAGTGTGTGAGTCTTTTCTTCATTGGCCCCGACATTATGAGCGTCAAGTCCATAAGTGATAATTGCTTGCTGATCGTGCATACAGTTTAATGCTCCCACTTTATCCGATTCATTAAGCTGCGCCACTTGCCCGTTGCCGATACATACAGCGTGTTGTTCTACGGTGTTTAAGGTATACATTGTTTCACTTTCCACATACCCGTCTCCCCTATGGGACTCCCTTGAACCGTTCCCCTCAATTACTATCATTCCACCTTGGTTGCAGGCAGGATTCCCGCCGTTGTTGTCTAATGTCCTTGCGCTGTCAGCTTCATATATCCCGCTGTTTGGGTTTTCTGATTTCATTGCATTGCTGTCATAGGGAGATATCCCATAACAAACAACATCTCTTTCTATTCCCTTACGTTCGCCACAGCCTTTGAAATAACTCGCATCCAAAGTCCCTGCCACATCACCGTTAATCCCTTGCATCACATATTGTTCACCGCCGCCGCCACGACATTCGCCACTGTATAACGGTCTTGCTATTCCATTTTCAGGCGAGATTTGTTTGCTCTGAATGTCCCACGGGGTAAGACTTGCGGTAATCAGCGTTTGATCTTGACTTACTCCGAGAGTCGCACTTAACTCGGTCTGTACTAAAGGTCCCTTTCCTGCTTTCTTTCCGTAACAATCACGCTCTGCACCCCCCCCTAATTTTGAGAGTGAAGCTTGACGCTCCAGGGCTTGTTTCAGTATCGGCGGCAGTTCTTTCCCTCTCCGGTTCGCTCTGTTCAGAATCCCCTGGCAAGCTTTCGGGGACAGATTGTACTTCGGGTCGGGATTCTTTTCCAACACTTCCGATAACTTTGAAGGCTTCGGCATACTCGGTTTCTCCCCGAAGTTGAACATCAAATAAGATTTTTCCGGCTGTATCTCCATTAAAATCCGCGACCAAACATATCCGTTTGCGTCTCTGCGGCACTCCCCAAAACTGTGCATCGTGAGTTCGCCAAGCAATGCTCCATCCGTCTCCCATGATGAGTCCTGCGTTACTCCATTTTTCCGAAGATCGAGGAATAACGGCATCTTTATCTGCGACTTTCGCTGTTTCCTCGAGGACGGCTCGGAAGTCTTCTCCTTTATTGCTACTAAAGGCTCCTGGTACGTTTTCCCAGACCATGTATCGGGGCTTAAGTAATCGAATATCGACATCTGCCCCGCCAAGTTTTCCCAACCGTCTTCTGCTCTCATCTCTCATCTCCTTTACTATTCTTATCTGTTCCATAAATAGGCCGCTACGTTCTCCCGCAAGCCCCGCTCGTTTTCCCGCTACACTTAAATCTTGGCTAACAAGGTGAACCACCTGTAACAACGTCAACCATCGGCACACAAGCACCATTTATCTCACATAC